ATGACGGACAGGTCGTCCCTTTTTCTCGGCTCGACCGGGCTTGAGGTGGTCACCGCCGATATCACCACGTTGGCGGTCGATGCGATCGTCAACGCGGCGAATGAGCGGTTGTTGGGCGGCGGCGGTGTCGATGGTGCGATCCACCGCGCTGCGGGGCCGGGGCTTCTGGCCGAATGCCGCGCCATCGGTGGCTGTCCGACCGGCGAGGCGCGGCTGACGGCCGGCCACGATCTGCCCGCCCGGTATGTCATTCACACGGTCGGGCCGATCTGGCAGGGCGGGCGGGCCGGCGAGGCCGAGTTGCTGTCCTCGGCCTATCGCGAAAGCCTCGCTCTGGCGCGGGCGCATGCGGCGCGCACGGTGGCGTTTCCGGCGATTTCGACGGGGGTCTATGGCTATCCGGCGGCCGAGGCGGCGCGGATCGCCATATCGGCCGTGGTCATCGCGGTCCGTGCCGATCCGGCCGCGTTCAAGCGCATCGTCTTTTGTTGTTTCGGCGAGGAGAGCGCCCGCCACCACCGCGCCGCGCTTGGCCGGATAGCGATTGACCCGTGACGGGGCCGGATCGCCCCACGGTCCCCTTGGCGTCGCTTTTCAGCCGGCAATCGAGCGTTCGTGCGGGGTTTTCGCAAGGGCGCGGCGGCATGCGGTGACATATCCGTTTTTATGAACGAAAAATGACGTTTCCCCCCTTACAATCGGGCGAACGATTTGCTACATGAGGGCCGCGGCGCCGACACGGCGCCGCTTTGACGCGGGGTGGAGCAGCCCGGTAGCTCGTCAGGCTCATAACCTGAAGGTCGTAGGTTCAAATCCTACCCCCGCAACCAAAAATCCTTAGCGATTTCAATGAATTGGCCCGCCTCTGGCGGGCTTTTTCATGTGCCGTCATGGCTGGCGCACGGTTTCGGTGAAAACCCGAGCGTTTCCAACGGTTTCCGCACGTTCCGCCATTCCTTTCCATCCGTTCCCGCGTGTTCCGTGTCACATGCTCGGCACACGTTTCCACCTATTCCGTTCTATTCCTGTTCATGCTGCCGCCTCGCCGGTCGGTATCCATTCGGCGTCCGTCCCGCCGATGGCGCGGTATGCCTCGCGAGCCGCGCGCATGATGGCATTGCGCAGCATGTCGTCCACGATGACGATTGAGCGACGGACGGCTTCTGGGCCTTCGATCTTCGGCGGCCAAACCGTGAGGCCATTCTTCGCGGTTCGGACAAGGGCGCATCCGTTGAGCTGGAAACCCTCGGCCTCGCAGTCGAAGAACGCGATTATGCGGCTCCCTCCCTTGTTCGGGCGGCCTTTGGTGATGTTCACGCCGGCTATCGTCACTTCCATCTTTCGATCCTCACAGGAATAGGAAGCCCTCGGGGCGGTCGGCCTCGTAGGGGCTTCGGAGGGGGGCTTGGGATTTTGCCGCGAGGCCGATCGCCATCGCGAGCGCGACCAGACCGTCGATGCGGCCTATGCTGCGGGCCTTGTCGATCTTCCGCGAACCGGCGGGGTCCATGGTGATCGAGGCGTTGCTGGCGTTCCAGCGAAGGACAGGCTGTCCGCCGTGCCTGATCCTGCCGTTGAGCACGGCGGTTTCGAGCGCGTCCACGGCGGGCGCCATGTCGCGGAAGCCCTGGCCCCAATCGGTCAGCGGAACCTCGATACCTTCGTCCGAAAGGGACTTCTTCAGCTCTTCGATGCGCCAGCGATCGTAGGCGATCCCTTGCACGTCGAAGCGCGCCATCACCTCGGCGAGCTGGCGGACGACATAACCCTTGTCGATCGCACGCCCTGGCGGCGCTTCGAGGAAGCCTTGATCCCGCCAGAGGGCGTAGGGAACCCGATCGCGGTCGCCGCGCTCCCGGAGAGTGTCGCCAGCCGACCAGAACCAGCAAAGAACGTCATAGGTCGGCGGATCGTCGTCGTCGGGGAAGACCAGTATGAGCGCCGTCAGGTCTTGCGTGCTGGAAAGGTCCAGTCCGCCAAAGCAGGGCCGCCCTTCGAGGGCTTCGACATTGACGGGCGTGGCGCACGCATCCCAATCGGCCGACGCGAGGAAACGCTGATCGGCGTCCACGGGCTGATTGAGGTAGAGATTGCGGAAGACCGATTCCAGGGAGGGGATGCGCTTCGCGCGGTCGGCGAAGGTCCGCATTTCCTCGATCGATCGGAAGTCGCCGAGGGCGGGATTGCATGCGCGCCAAGTCTCTTCGCTCCACGGATCGGCCTCTTGCGGGGCCTGGTAGATCACCGGAAAGAAGGTCGGGTCTTCGATCACGCCATCTTTGATCTTGCGGCCGTAATCGACCAGCTCGGACATGACGCTCGTGGGATCGCTGGACGTGGTGCTGATCACGATGGTGAGCGGCTGCGCCCTGGCGGCCGTGCTCGTCGTCAACACGTCGTAGAGGTTGCGGTTCGGCGCCTGCGCCAGCTCGTCGTAGATGATCGCGCTCGCGTTGAAGCCGTGCTTCGTCCGCGCATCGCTGGAAAGCGCCTGATAGAAGCTCCCGCTCGCATAGTGGACGATCCGTTTCGTGCTCTCGATGATGTTGACCAGCGCCGCAAGCTCGGGATCGGCTCGCACCATGGCCGCCGCGGCGTTGAAGACAAGCGCCGCCTGGTGGCGGTCGGCCGCGGCGGAATAGACCTGTCCGTTGATCTCGCCATCCGCGAGAAGGTGATAGAGCGCGAGAGCTGCGGCCAATTCGGTCTTGCCCTGCTTGCGCGGCATGGTGATCAGGGCGGTGCGGACGATCCGCCGGCTGTCATCCGTCTGCGGATCGTAGATGCCCCGAATGATGGCCTTTTGCCACGCTCGAAGCTTGAAGGGCTTGCCGGCGGCCGGGCCGGCGGTGTTCGTCAGGTTCTCGATGAAGCGGATCACCCGCTCGGATTTCGGCGCTACCCGATCAGGTCGGACCATTTGTTGTTTCCCTTCGAGACGCCCAACTTCAGACCGCTGCGATCGGCAGGCGAGAGCCCGAGGCGGGTCGCGAGGCTCGCCATCGTCTTGGCGGCGTCGCTTCGGATTTTGAGATAGACCGACGCTTTCCCTCCGGAGGTGAGATTGTCGCCGAAGAGGTCGGGCGGCGTGGACTTCATCAGCTCCGTCGCCCGTTTATGGGTCGCCCATGCCTCGCAATAGGCTTCGAGCAACGGCGAATCCGCGCTCGTGATCATGCCGGGCGGGACGCTTTCCATGATGTCCTGCCACTTCGTCTTGGCGTCATCCGACATGTAGTCCGGGCAAGCGGGCACGCCGCTCGGAACCGGCTCCGAGGCGTTGATCGGGAGGCGACCGGGATTGCCCTCGATAACGCGAAGGCTGGTCGGCTTCGGCTTCGGTCCGCGCTTGCCCATGGTGTTCAACTCCTGTTCCACCAATGCCCCGGATCGCGGGGCGTGCCATCTTCCTTGCAGCCGGGCGATCCGTAGGAACGATCGCTGCGGGCATTTCCGAACGCCCCTTCGGTCAGGACCGCCTTGCGGCTGTTGCAGCGGCGGTTCATCGGTTGCCAGTTGGAGCGGTCCCAGAAGAGCCGCATATCGCCCTTGTGCGGCTCGCGATGGTCCACCATGTCGGCGGGTCGGCCGCATCCACAGGCACAAAGACGGTTTTCCGGCAGGGCGAGGAACGCCTTGCTTTCCTTCTCCCACTTCGTCGTATAGCCGCGCTGGCGAGCTGAAGGCCGGCGCTCGGCGCGCTGTTTCATGATCGTCACCCTGTCGTCGTCGTATGCAGCTCAAGCCCCTCCTGGCGCCCAAGCTCGCGAACTTCGTGAATGTCGTGAAGGCGGCCGCCATAGCTGACGCGATCGAGAACCGTCACATCCATCCAGCGGAGCCGGAAGACTACCTTCCGTTCTGACTGAATGGCTGCGGCAGCGAAGAACTCTCGCCCGCTTTCCTGCTTCACCTCGGCCCAGACGGTGCCGAGGTCGATCCACTCGATAATCTGGCCGCCAAAGCCATCATTGCCGACCACCTCGTATCGCTGGATCGTGATCCGGCGGTCCATGTCGCCCGCGCGCATGTCAGAAGCTCCACACCTTCTGATCCCGGATTAGATCGGCTGCGCCGTCCGGCACCTCGGCGATGAAGCCGCTTCCGAGCATGACGCTTTCACGATGCTCGAAGAGGTGCCCGACATGCATCTTGATCGCCGTTCGGATCGGCTCGGGAACGTCCTCGGGATCATCACCGAAGCCGGCGACGAAGGTGATCGCGATCCCCTCGGCGACGGACCGGCAGGACGGCCACGCCTTGCCGAAGGCAGGCCGGATGCGGGCCGGGTCGGCGTCATAGAGGCCGATGACCTGGTATTCGCTCGGATCGAGCGTCTGCGTTGCTCCGTCCGGATCGGCATAGGTGATCGACGTGACGGACTGGCAGGGCGGAAGGGGGACCGTGATCTCGGGCGGGAAGCGATCGAGCGTCAGCTTCCAAGTCTGAGTGATCAGGCATCGGCCGAGAGAGCCGTCGCGGCCGTCCAGGCGCTGCGCAGCGGTGCGGATGAAGTCGGCGATCCGGGCGTCTTCGTCGTCGTGATCGACGTGGATATGGTCCTTCGTCTCCTCGAGGGTGACGGGATCGGAGGCCGGTGCGGTGATCCTGATCAGTGCCATGGCGGTTCTCTCGTGCTCTCGAAAGTGAAAGGGCGCGCTCGCCGGTCTTTCCGGTTCGGCGCGCCCCGTATCGTGATCCGCCGGCTATCAGGCGACGGGGCGCTCGTGGGCGTGGCCTTTGACCACCGTGGCGGCGATCGGCGTGCCGGTGCCGTGCGTGCCGCTGAAGTCCGCCAGCAGCTTCAGGTAGCGCTTCCCTCCGACGTAGCCGACGCGCGTGATCGAGGCGGCGGCGTGGGCCGTGGTGAGCGCGAGCACGATGCCGCCGGCGCCGACCGACGAAAGTCCGATCAGATCGTCAGCGGTGACGGCCGCATAGTCGCTGTCGTCGTCGGAATGCGTCAGCTTGAACTCGATCTTGTTCGTGCCGCTGAAGGTGATGCCGCCGACGCCGACATGGATTGCCAGCAACGCACTCTCGAAGCCCAGAAGGTCGATTGCGGCCGGGGTGTTGTCCGCGTCGTATTCGGCGGGAGGGATCGCTTCGGCGATCCCGAGATTGTGGAAGAGGTCTCTCATAGCTTCCTCGCTTGATTGGTCAGATGGGTTGAGGGGCGGCTGTTGCCGCCCCGATGACAGATCAGCTCGTGGCCATCTTCAGCTTCTTGACGGCCTCGGCGAGGACGACGCCGCCACCGACCCGGCGCCGGGCGTGGAAGCGGACAAGCCCCTTCGTCGCCTGGCTGTAGGGATCGCGCATCACGGACAGGGATACCCGGTCATAGATGCGGTAGGCCGTGGCGAAGTCACCGAAGGCGATCGGGAACGAACCCGATTCCACGTCCGGCATGTCGATCGCCTCGACCACGGGGCGGCCGAGAAGGGTTTCCGGCTCGCCGGCCTGGTAGCTGGGCTGCCAGAGATAATTGCCCTGGCCGTCCTTCAGCTTGCGGACCGTGGCGAGCGTGGTGCCGTTCAGCATCCACGCGCCCCGGTTCCGGTAGAAAGCCGGCAGCGAGTACATGAGGCCGATTAGCGCGTCCGCCGCGAGGTTCGTTGCGTGGCCGTTCAGCTCGAAACCGATGCCGGCGGCCGACATGAAGCCCATGGGCTTCTTGACGCCGTTGCCATTGACGAAGGCGACGCCTTCGATCCGTCCGAACTCTTCGGCGAGGTCCGCCGCGACTTCCGATTCGACGTTGACCGCCGCGTCTTCGAGAAGCTGATTGCTCACGTCCACGTAGCAGGCGGCTTCGTGGATCGGGATTTCCACCTGGCCGTAGCTGGAACCCGTCTCGGAACGGTCTTCCGTCTCGCCGACCCACGACGCCGTAGGGGCGCCAGTGCGCTTCGGCAGGATGACCGATCCGGAAGAGGTGGAGCCGACGCGGGCCGCCTGGCGGACCGGGGAGAACTCCACGATGCCCTTGACCACCTGAGCGACGAAATCGGCCGGGGCGAGATAGCCGCCCGAGGTGTCGTCGGAGACCTTCAGCGCCTTCACCTCGTCGGCGGCGAGCGCTTCGCGGCCCTGCCGAAGGAAGCTGCCGAAGGCCTTCGCTTCGGTCTTCTCGGGCGCGGCCTTAGTCTCCACGGTCGCGCCGGGACGGTTCAGCTTCGCCTCGATCCGGTCGGCGACGGACTTCACCGATCCGACCTTTTCCTCCACGGCGGTCAGCCGCTCATCCATCGCGGTGAAGCTCTCTTCGAGGCCGGCAACCCGCTCTTCGACGCCAGCGGTTTCCTCATTGCCCGGATCGCCGCCGGGCGCGGTTGCTTTCTTTTCCATGGTCTTCCTCTTCAGGATTGCCGCGCCCTTCGCGGCGGTTGTGCCGGGCTTGGCCGACTTCACGCTCGTGATCCGTGCCCGCGTTGCGGCGGGCAGCGAGACCAGCGAGATTTCGACAAGCTCCACGTCCTTCAGGGTCCGCCCGCCTTCGGAGCGGCGTTCGGAAGCGCGGACGCGGTAGCCGATGCTGAGACCGTTCAAGGCGCCGCCCTTCATCAGGGCGTGCGCCTCGCGGCCTCGGGTCGTTTCGAGGATAAGCCGGCCTTTCACGGCGAGGCCGGTCGCGTCTTCGCGGACTTCGAGCCACACGCCGATCGGCTCGGTAGGGTCGTGCATCCAAAACATGGACGGCTTGCTGCTCGCCGCCTTGTGCTCGGCGAGGGTCTTCGAGAAGGCGCCCTTCAGGATCACGTCGCCGTAACTGTCCGGCTCGCCGTCGAAAAGGCTGGCGTAGCCCTCGAAGGTGCCGGCTTCGTCGCTTGCGAATTTCACTTCGAGGGTGAGCTGTTCCATCAGGCGGCACTCGTCTTGCTGGCGTCTTCGGTGTTGAGGGGAAGCCGGAACTGATCGCCGCCCGGATAGGGCGAGCGGTTTTCGGCCGCGCGGACTTCGTTCGGCGAGAGAAGGCCGTTCGTGACGGCCTTGGCGTAGGCTTCGAACCGCGCCGCGAGGTCGGCGCGCGCCAGATCGTCAGTCAGGAACTCGGCGTAATGATCGCGCCGTTCCTCGGGCGTCAGGAGCGCCCGCCGGATTGCGCCTTCCCACATCTTCAGCCACGGCAGCAGCGTGAGGGCGAGGAACTGTTGCCCCATGCTCTCGGCGTTCGCATGCGTGGTGCGCTCCAAGTCCTGAAGCATGTGGAGCGGGATGCGGAAGACGCGCGCGATCTCGGCGACCTGGTGCCGCCGCATTTCGAGGAATTGCAGATCGACGCTGTTGAACTGGACGCTCTGGAACTCCATGCCGTCTTCGAGGATCAGCGTCTTGCCGCTGTTCGATCCGCCGCCGTGCGCGGCGTTGAAGCTCTCCCGGAGCCGCTTCAGGGCCTCGGGGCCGAGCGTCTTGGAATACTTGAAGATGCCGGAGGGACGCGCACCCGATCCGAAGAGGCGGGCGCCGTGCTCTTCCATGGCAAGAGCGAGGCCGATCGCTTCTTTCGCCTGGCCGATCGGCGACATGCCGACATGGCAGGACGTGCCGAGGGTCTTCAGATGGAAGATTTCGGTGCGGTCATAGAGCCGCTGCGTCCCGTCACTCGCGGTCACACGGTAGCGCGGTTCCATGGTGACGGAATCGACTTCCACGGCGACGGCCGGCGACGGGATCGGGATCAGCTCGAAGACCTTTCCGTCCGCCCGATTGATGAAGGCGAAGGCGTTGCCGTGCAGGCAAAGCGCCGTCTGCATCGTCATGCGGAACTCGAAGGCCGAGGTCCATTCGTTCGCCTGGTCATGCAGCAGCTCGAAGAGCGGATGATCCTCGGCGCGCGTCTTCTCGCCCGAGGCGGCCTTGCGATAGAGGTGAAGGGGGAGCTGCGCGACGCTCTCGGCGATTACCTTCACGGACGCATAGACGGCCGGGCAGCGCATCGCGGTTTCGGCCGTCACGCCGACGCCGGAGGCGGTCGGGTTGGCGCCCAGGAGCGCGAGCAACTCCGGCGAGGGGTTCGCCAGAGTGCCCTTTCGCTCGATCCCGAGCATGCGACGGACGGTTGAGAGCATCAAGAACCCGAGTGCAAGAGTGCGTTCGGATCAGAACTACTTGCACATTTCGATGGCGGGCAATAAAATCCGTCGCTGTTTCGTCAACATTCTCAAGTATTTACGTGCATTCCGCGTCAGATGATCATGACGCTGAAGTCCAGCGGCTCGGGTTCGCCGCGACCTTCTTCGATCACGTCTTCCACGGCTCGAATCGCCGTCTGAAGCATCGCCAGCTCGGCGATCCGTTCGTCATGATGCGGGCCGCCGACGTAGTGCGCGGTCCGCCAGCGGCGTTCCTTCAGCTCGGCGAGCAATTCCTTCAGGTCCATCGTTCGGCTCCTTCCACGGTGAAAGCCGGTCGGCGGGGAGCGTCGCGGCGAGGCTAAATTCCTGAAAACCCTCGAAATTCTACGCGAAGGTAGGGCGCCGGTCCGGAGCCGATCGGCTGCAAATTCCGATGCCCCCCTACCTTCGATCGGTCGGCCGCCAGCGGCTCGGGATCGCGATGCCGATGGCTTTCAGGTGATCGGCTGCATGAAGCTGATCGTCGCGGCCGGCGCGCGGGCCGCATGCGAGGGCGATGCACTCGGCGAAGGCGAGCGCTTCGGCGTCCGCCCTGGCGTGTCCGCCGTCATATTCGAGGATCGCCGCGCGTTCATCGAAGCGGTCTCGAAGGTCTTCGGGCTTGGTCCCGATCATCGGGACCAGCTCTTGCGGATCGGGACCAAGGTGAAGGTCGCCAAGCTGTTGATCTACAATGCTTTCTTGATGTTGGTCCCGATGGTCCCGATAGTCCCGATCTTTTTGGTATTCTACGCGCGCGTGAAAATCCGAAGTGGGAATGGGAAGGTCGTTCCCGGTTCCCACTTCTCTTTCATGTTTTTGGTGATGGTCCTTCTCCGGAGCGGGACCATCGGGACTTGCGGGACTTCCCTTTGTTGTCAATGGGTTGCCCGTTCCCGATCCGCTTCCACGGTCCCGATGATCGGGAACGCCGTCCCGTCCGTTCCCGCTCGCTCCGTTCCTGCTCGGATCGGAAGGGGCGCGGTCCGGTTGGGTTGGGATGGGGGTCGGGGGGAAGGGGCGAGGCGCGAGCGTTCCCAGTTGCGCGATCGTCGCGTCCAGGGAAGCCAGCCAGTCGGGTTGATCAGGCGAGGCCATCATGCCAGCCGAAGGCTTGGCGCGGCGGTTCGGCTCGGCCGAACTCGGCTCGCTTCAGGGCATAGGCGCGAACCTTGCCGATCCTCGGGACGTGCCGCACCGTGTAGCGGTCGGGGTCGCGGCGAGCGAGCATGTTGCGGCCATCAAGCACAATGCCGATCTGTCGCTCTTTCAGGACGTGGCCGGTTGCGGCGTGAATGGTCGAAGCCGGCAGATAGACGGCCTCTTCGTCGTACCAGCCTTCCGCCTCGCGATTGTTCACGCCGCCCTCGATGTCCAAGGGCTTGATCGTCACGCCCCAACGGCGGGCGGCGTATTCGCGAAGGTTTCCGATCGCCTGTTCGTCGGGCGAAAGGGCGATGCTGTCGGCCGAGCGCTTGAAGCTCTCCCATGCCCAGGTGACGGCGTGGCCGATGTCGGTCCAGTCGGGAACGATTCCGAAGCTCTTCGCCAGCTCGCCGGCCACATAGATGATCGCGAGCGGTGTTGCAGCACGGATCGCGGCGCTATCGGCCGTGTCGCCCGCGAGCTGGCGGGCGGCGCGAAGCACGCGCTCGCGAAGGGCGGTCGGCTGGCGATGAATGCCGGCCTTGATCATGGCTTCCACGAAGGCGGGGCCGGCATGGCCGAAATGGCGATCTATGCCGTCGATCCGCTCCAAGGTCGCGGCGGCGACGGTGCGGTTGATCCCGGTCACGTCAACATCAAGGATGCGGACCGCCATGCCGGCGGACCACTCGCCGCCGTCCCGCGTCACCTTCTCGGCGAGGCTGCATTCGCCCGAGAGGATCGCGAAGGTGGACCAGGTGTAGCTTTCGCGGATCGCCGCCTCGGCGTTCATGCGCCGCTTCCCGACGCCGCCGGCGATGGTGTAGATCATGCGCCCGGCTTCCTTGCCGTGGACGTGCGCCAGCTCATCCAGCGAAAGCACGGTGCCCGTGGCGCGATAGGCCAGCGCCTCGATCGCGTTGTCCGTCGCCCTGGCGGACTGGCACAGGCCGGGCTTGCGAATGTCGGGCGTTGACCAGGCCGAGGCCGCGAGGCGCTGCGCCGTGCTCTTGCCGCCGGACGACATGCCCGAGAGGTTCACGCCGCAGGTATCGAGGGCGGTCAATGAGACGATGGGGCCGGCGAAGGCTGCCACGATCCCGATCGTCCAGTGTTCGCAACCTTCGACGCGGAGAGCGGCCGTCGTCGCGTCGCGCCAGCCGTCGAAGCTGCCGCCGGACGCCACGTCGGGCGCCATGCGCACCACGGCGGCCAATTCGAGGGCGATGTCTTCCTGCGCGCCTATGACGGTGCCGGCCGGGCCGATGAAGGCGGGATCGGGCAAGCCCTGAAGGTCTTGCCAGCCGGGGCGGCGAAGGACGACGACTTCCCGTTCGGGATCGGCGGCCTTGAGCGCCTGCAGGACGATCGCCTCGCCGTCCGTTTCGGTTCGGAGGCCGGCGGAATAGAGCGCCGTCATCACCTCGGGAGCGCCACGGCGGGCGAGCTGCGCGCGATCCGTGTCCACGACGCGCGGCCGGCCGTTCATGTCCTGCACAGCCATCCGCAGGCCGTAGGCGTCCGCATGATCGGCGTTGCGAAGGCGGGCCGTCACGCCGAAGGGCGTGGCGATCGGCGTCTCCATCTGCTCGCGGCGGCCCGTTGCCGGATCGCGATCCCACGTCATCTTGTGGACCTTCACGCGGTCGCTTTCGGTATGGCGATAGGTCAGCTCCATCGTGTCGAGCGTGGGGAGCGGATAGACCTTGGCGATTTCCGCCAGCTCGGCCGCACGGCCTTGGGAGGTCGCCAGCTCTTCAAGCTCGGCACGGGTCGGGACGAAGGTGCGGGCGCTCTCGATCGTAGAACGGACCGCATCGGCGCCGTCGCGCCTCAGAACGTCCAGGAAGTCGATGCTCTCGCCGGGCGAGCCGGGCAAGGCAATGTCGATCGCCATGCGCTCGTGAAGACGAAGGCCGATTCGGCGGGCGGCGCGCTCGCCACGACGGGAGCCGGGCTTGCCGTCCGCCTTCGCGCCTTCGTCGCGGTCGGCTGCGATGGTGATCCGCTTCGTTGCCGGCCACGGCTGGAAAGCCTCAACGCCGCTCGCCGAGATTGCGGCGGCGACGGCCACGGTTCCCGCTTCGATCGCTTCGGCATAGACATGGGCGAGAGCGGCGGCCGTCTCGATCCCCTCGGCGACGATGATCCGGGCGGCGCGATCGGGGTCGCCCCACAGGACGGATCGGCCGGCGGTGTTGTCGCCTTCCGCGACCTTCGCGGATTTCTTCGGGTCGCGGGCATAGCCGTTCGGGCCGGGGCCGAGGTCGGCCTTCCCGGCGCCCTCGGGGGCGAGATAGACGCGGTGCGCATGCCGGCGGCTGTCCGCCGCCACGGTGCCGAAGACCGCGCAAGGGAAGTTGCCGACATGAACCGGCTTCGCATTGCGGCGGCCGGAAGCGGGCGGGTCGAAATAGGGCAAGTCCGTCCAGCCGGCGAACGGCGTGCGCGGCATGGCGACGGCTTCGGCCTCGATCCCGAGGCGGAAGGCAAGATAGGCGCGGACAAGGGCGTCGTCGCGGCGATCCTCGGCCGGGTTCAACAGGCTGGCGGGATTGGTCGCCGGAAAGCGGCGTTCGGCGGGATCGTGATCCTTGATCAGGTCGCTGCGGCCGAGGGCCTCGCAGACGAAGAGCTTTGCGTCCTCGAAGTCGCCGCCGCGCATCTTCATGACAATGTCGAAGGCCGAATGACTGCCCTGGATGCAGGTGCAGAAGGCGCGGCCCTTGCTCTGGACGAAGCGCCAGCTCGGGGAGCCGTCGTCATGGTCGGGATACGGGCAGGCGATATGAGGACGGCCTTTGCGCCAGTCGATCCCGAGGGCGTCCAGCACGTCGGTTTCCCGACCTTTCACCGCCGACTGAATGGCTCGCGTGCCGACTTTGGGGGCCGCCATGGATCAGTCAATCAGGCCGGCCGCGCGGGCTTCCTGCGTAGCCTTCTTGATGGCCGCTTCGAGCTGCGGCAGAAGTTCGGTGCGGATCGTCAATCCCGACTTGGTGGGTTTGAGTTCGCCGTCCGGCCCGTCGATCCAGGACCGCAGGTCAAAGAGCTCGTGGCCGTTGTATTTCGTCAACCCGACGCGGATGGTTTCCCGCGAGTTTTTCGCAAACTCGGCGATGACATTCGTCATTTCGTCACCTCGGTCGCACGGGCTTCCTGCTCGGCGATCCATGCCAAAAGGACCGACTTGCGGGCGCACAGCACGGCGCCGAGGCGGAAGATCGGCAAATTGCTTTTTTCGCCAAGGTGATAAACCTTCCGGCGCTCGCCGGGATCGCCGAACAGGAACTCGGCGATCTTGTCGGCGCCGCGCAAGATGTCGTCAGCGAGAGGGCGCACCTCACCCGTCTTCGGACCGGGGAGGTTCCCGGCCCGGGTAGCAATCTCGTTCATCTTTCAGTCCTTTCGAGGTCTATTCGCCGACAACGGGCAAGCCGATCGCCCTCCGCATTGCCGTCCTCATGGCGAGCGTCACGTTGACGCTCGTCTTCACCGTGAAGTTGTTGAAGGCTTTGCTTGCCTTCTCTTCATTAGCCTCCGGCTCCAGCTGGTACTGAAGGAAATCGAGGCTGATTTCGTCACCGTACTGCTCTTCCATGTCCCACCGGGGGCCGAGATTGGCGAGGAAGTCCTTCAACTCCACGCCCTCGGCCTTGGCGGTCTCCCAGGCGGCGCGCTCTTCCTCATTGAAAAAGCGCTTCCGGCGCGGCCGGTGCCACGTCAGGAAGGTGTTGCCGTCATCGGAGAGGCGGCCGAGCCGAACAAAGAACATTTCGGCCATGGCGTCGCGGCCTTCCTCGTGGAAAGCTTGGATGTATGGAACAACGGCGGACTGCGCGATCACGTAGACGCCGTTGATGATGTGGACATAGCTGTCGAAGTCTTCGTCGTGACGGGCGTTGGCGAAGTCGTCGGTCAGATAAGCCTTGATGACGTGTTCGCCATCGGCGCGCTTCTCCCAATCGAACGGCTCGGCCAGCTTCTCCCACTTCGGGAAGCGCATGAACGGATCATAGGAATTGTTCGGCTGAAGGTTCCAGAAGTGGAAGGCCAGACGGGCGCCCATGGGGAGCGGCAGACCAGCTCGTTGAAAAGCGGCCGTCATGGCCGCCTTGCAGATGGCCGGTCGTTTCCACTTGCGGCGCTTGCCGCGCCCCTTACCTCCGCCCGAGGTTTCGATCGCACCCCATTTGGCAAGGTCGCGCAGCGAGCGGATGGCAAGCCCGCTGATCTCGGACAGTTCCTCATCGGCGAATTCGCCCTGTTCCCACCGCTCGTATGCCGTTTTCAAGTCCATTGGTTTATGTCTTATCCCCGCTTCGATGACCTACGCCTATAAAATAGACATAGACATGTCAATATTTTAATTGACGTTGTCACGTTCATTATCCTACATTCCGATTTGTTCCGTCATCAGCACGGACATGAAGCGGCCCGACGAGATGTTGCAACACCTCACCGGGCCTGACCAAAACCGATCAACGGAGGATCGATAATGGCTATCAAGATGAATATCACAAGGCGCAACGTGTTAGCAGGGCTCGGCGTCATGCCGGCGGTGGCGGCGGCGCCGGCCCTGGCTGTCCAGGCGGTCGAGGAAGACGATAGGATTGCCCGCATGGTTGCGGTGATCGAGCAACTGGAATCAGCTCAAGGCTGGGAAGCCTTCAACATCGTGTGCTGCAAGGCTTTCGTCGCCTATCGCATGCGGCAGGCTCTCGGGTTGGACCTACCCGATCCCGAGCGGGCGAACGACCATATCCACATGATGCGCGGCTCTTTCGAGGCATGGCAGCGCACCGTTCTGTGTGAGCGCGACCTTGCCGCCGGAAAGGTAGCCATGCTCTCGCCGTGGGAAAGGGCGCTGGCATGATCGACGGTGCCGAAGGTTTCGAACGCGCACTTAAGCGCGGCGTCTACAGCGAAGTGAGGGGAGACTAGCCAATGGCCTCGATCCGCAAACGGACCTGGACGACGGCGAAGGGCGAGAAGCGGATCGCTTGGGCCGTGGACTTCACCGACGCCAGCGGCAACCGCGAGCGTCGGCAGTTCGCCACGAAGCGGGAGGCCGATGCCTTCCGCGTCGAAATCGAAGGGCAGCTTCGGACCGGTACGTTCCGGCCCGAGGCGGCCAAGGTGACGGTAAAGGAAGCGGCCGATCTCTTCCTCGATCATTGCGAGGGGCGCATGAAGCGCCGGGAGCGGATGACCCGGCACAATCTCGCCGTCTATGAAGGCCACGTCCGGAACTACATCTGCCCCGATCCGAGCCGGCACGCCGAGGGCAAGAGGCCGCCCCGGATGAAGGACTTCGACGGCGGAATCGGCGCGATCAAGCTCGGCCAGCTCACGGCCTCGAAGGTGACGGACTTCCGGGACCGCCTTCGGGACGCCGGGGTGAGCGTGCCCACGACGCGCAAGATCCTCGGCACCCTTCAGATCGTGCTCGAGTACGCGATCGGGCGAGACCTGATCGCCGTCAACCCGGCGCGCGGCGTCAAGGTGATCGGCAGGCGCGACGAAGGCTCGAAGAAGATCGTGCCGCCGACCAAGGAAGCCATGCGCCGGCTGATCGAGGTCGCCGACCCGGACTTTCGCGTGAAGCTGATCGTGGCGAGCGCGACGGGCATGCGGGCGGGCGAGTTTCATGCGCTGCGCTGGCGTCATCTGGACCTTGCCGGCGGCGAAGTCACGATCGAGACGCGCGTTGACGCCTACGGCGAGGAAGACGTGACGAAGACGGCGGCCGGCATGCGGACCGTCCCGCTCGGCGGTGCGGTGATCGCGACGCTGAAGGAATGGAAGGTGCGGTCGAAGCGCTCGAAGGCCGACGATCTCGTCTTCCCGAACAAGCGGGGCGGATACACCGGCCACGACAACATGGTGAAGCGTCACTTCCTCCCTCTCTTCGACAAGCTCGCCGAGCTGCACGAGGAAGACCCGGCGAAGCACCCGCCGGCGCCCGAGCGGTTCAACTGGCACGCGCTACGCCACTTCGCCGTGTCGCTCTGGATCGAGGCCGGGCTTGCTCCGAAGACGATTCAGACCTTCGCCGGGCATTCGAGCCTTCAAGTCACGATGGACCGGTACGGCCATCTGTTCCGGTCGGAAGACCACAAGCGCGCCATGGACGCGATCGCAAAGGAGATGTTCAAATGACGAAGACGGTGAAGATCGCGGTCGCTTGGCTGCGCAAGGAAGACTGGCCGCGCTGGCAGGCGATCGACCCGGAGCTTCCGCCCTATGACCGATGGCTCGCCAAGATCACCCAGGCGACGGCCGAGGCCGAGCGCAAGGGCATTGTGGCCGAGAAGATCACGGTCGATCCCGACACCTTTGCCGCCTGGTGCAAGGCCGAGGGCAAGCCGGTGCATCGCGACACCCGCGCCGCCTATGCCGCCGCGCAGCTCATGCGGCGCACGGGCGTCCATTGA